CTATACCACGCCAAAATATACCTTTGTCAACGCACATTATGGGCCATTTCCGCGATTATTGTGCAGCAGAGCTGCTCTCTTTTTTGCGGAAACCGCGCCACTCATCCAAGAGGACAGAGCCTCAAGGGTCTCTGCCGCCAGTGGGCGGTGAGTACCGACTTGTCCTTGGGGCATTTCGTTATGCCCCAAACCCCCTAAAGTTGAAGAAGATTGAGATTACAGGTCTGTCACCCCCCCTAACCCCCCCTCGAAGGGGGGAAGTGTGACCGAGTCGGTAGGGTGGACGGTCTCACTCGTGTAAAATATCTATCAAATCAGTTACAACAGGAATAGCGGCTTTCATGCACCTTTGCCTTTGCGGATGCTGTTAACCTGCCTGATAGTGGCAGGGCATCCGCGAGTATGAACCTTCCGCGATTCAAGTTGTAACGGTCGGCACTGGTAATGCCATTGCAGTTTACTTGGCGCGGACTAAGCCGCGCGTGTGCCTTTTGTTAGTTATTTTTCACGGACTCAACCGACCACCCTACCTTGGTCGGTTCACACTAATAAAAATAGTAACAAAACTTATGGAGTATATAAAATGACTAAATTAGCAAAAGCAATCGTTCAAACTTACACAAACCCTACAGAGTTATACATTCACTCTAACAACATTGATGGCAAGGAAGACGGTTGGAAACACATTGATACACTGGCCTTCCATGCTAGACGTAAGCTAGAACGAGAGATAGGAGATCTTGAGTTCTGGATTCCACGTCAAGCAGACCGCGAAGCCAACGCTCAGCGATGGGCCAAGAAATACCGTAACCAGTATAACGGGGATGAGATTTCAACAACCAACCTTCAATCTAGCCTCGCATCTTGGAAGGCTGAAGCATTCGGATTGCGTGTAATGCAAGCAGAACTAGCTTCATTTCAGAAAGCTTACAAAGAAATGACAGGTAATACTTTCACTACTGTTAAAGACCAGCCTGACGCAGATATTCCAGAAGATATTGCGGCAACTCTCGCAGAAATGGACGCGATAGCCTCATGATATGTAGACCTGCACCACTTATTTCTTATTTATCAATTGATAGAAAAGTAAAATAAGATAAGAGGGGTTGAGAAATCAGCCCCTCAAAAATTTCGACGCTCGCTTCGCTCGCTTGAAAGCTAGTGTCTAAACTGGCTAACCATTTGATACATGCACCAAGTTTCACCCCCCCGACCTCGAGTGGGGGTGGGGTGTGAGTGTGTGTGTCAAAAACCTAACGAGAAAGTTCTAAATGAATTTGACTTTCTTTCCAATGAATTGTATAAATTGTTTTATAAGAGGAGTAACAATATGCAAGACCAAGAAACTGATATTCTATCAGCAAGAGAATCACGAATAGCGGTAGCTTTATTTGAGATCATGAAACACCAAATTGAAAAGATGATTGATGCCAAACTTGATGGTTTCAAAGAGTCTGAGATTGATTCATTACTAAACATCAGTCTTAAAGAAGGCTTTGATATCAATGATTACACTGGTGAAATCGAAGACATCATAAGTGATTGGATACAGTACAATCTAACTCTAACAACAACAGTAGACTAGGAGGATAGCTATGTATGATAGAGACAACCAACCTGCAACAACAAAACAACTTTGGAAGTTGAATGATGTTGCTTATGAAATCTTTGATCTTAAATTAAAGAAACTTGAGATCGATGGTGAGTCAACCAAAGGTAAAGCTGATCATCTTTCTTCTAATGTTCCTATGCCTTTGAACAAGAAGAATGCAATGGAACTTATCGAAGGTATGATTAACTTACGTGATTCATTGCGTGAATTAGTTGATCATTTAGAACAACATGGCGCACCAAAAGATGTGCATGAAATGATGGGAGTATCAAAATCATGAAACTAAGTAGACAACACTTTGAGTTTATAGCTGATGAGATTGCACCACTATGTGATGTGTATCAGCTAGACGCTTTAACTGAGGCGGTGCGAATCGCCTCAAAGAATTCTAGGTTTGACAGTGATAAGTTCAAACGTAGAGCAAAAGAATCTTGGGATAAAGCATTCATCGACAGCGAAAGGTTTACCTGTCGTGATGAAATCCCTTATTAAGAGGAGAGAGTTATGTACACTGCAATCAAGCAAGCAGCGCAAGAATATTTTGAGCGTGAAGAAGAAAGAGTAACAAATGATCACAGCATACATTATGCTGATGAAAGAGAAATCATGTGCGCTCTAAGTTCTGCGGAGTACATGACTCTTGAAATAATTGAAATCGTTTTAAAGAAATATCCACACTTACGGAAAGTGTTAAGTGATATTGATAAAGACCTAGCTTGGAGAGAGCATAGGAAAAGAAAGTGAGGAGTGCAATTATGCAAATAACTTATGATAAAAAGCGGTACGATATGACTACCGATGATATGATGGCTTGGGGTGGATACGTTCCACTCTGGGTTATGCAATGGAATCTACATTACACAATGGGTAGTGAAGAAACTTTGTTGGATCATCTTGATAAATGCTATGCTCAACGAGCAGGTATGCCTATCAAAGACAGACCAATGGGTGGTGAGATCGATGCCGAAGGTGTCTATCGATACCCAGAAGATGAACCAATGTATCCCTATATGACATGGGATACTCGTGAAGGTAAGGTATATTTCTATCCGTATTCTGTGATGGGAATACCTACTGGTAACACACATTTTTCAACGAGGATGGATTAATGGGAAGAGTAAAAGATACTATGGTAACAGATGAGTTTGTAACTTGTCCTGAATGTGATGGTGATGGTCACAATTATTATGAACGTCCAGTAAAACGATGGAGCGCAAGTGACATTGGTGAACTGGAAGAGTACCGCGCAGACTGTGATAACTGTGATGGTAGTGGTGAAGTCTTAGCATTTATGGAGGATGAATAGGATGCATAAGAATATTCAAACAAGTCAAATGCACAATGTCGAAAGGATTAAAATCCAAAGGCGTGTACATGAAGCTGATGAGTCACCAACTGGTGAAGAGTATTGGATAACTGATATAGTATTATATTTAGATAATAAAACTTGTATTGAATACAGTTTATTCTCTGATCATAATTCTATACCTATAGATATTGATCCAATAGGTTGACAAAATAAAAGGCACTGTTGCATAAATGCAGTATGTTAATCAATTATTTTGAACAGCTACAAACGTTGAGCAGTGGGCTAGAGATACCTCTCAAGAAAATATTTCATAAGGCAGGTATCCCTAGCTCAACATATTACCGAACAGTTAAAGGTGATACTCAACTATCCTATGACACATCAATCAAGATAGCTAATATGATTGAGATAATTAGAACTGGTAAATGTAAACGAAGAGACAAGCGTGTGTTATGACAACGTTCTCTCACTATGTAACTGAGATAAAAGTAACAGATAGTTACGCAGATCTTATCGATCAGTTAGTAGATAGAAGAAATGAACTTGGTTATTCACAGGAAAAGTTAGCTGATCTTGTGGGGTGTGCTTCGTCTTTGATTCATAAATGGGAGCAGTACAAACGTGTGCCATCTGGTTTCATGTTAACGTGCTGGTTAGATGCACTTGGCTGTAAGATCGAAATCCGCGCGAAAGATTCTGAATAAAACTCACCATGAATGTGATGCGTGTGGTAACAGAGTAGAATATTTTGTACAAATTTTAGCGTCAATAAAGAAGGCAACTTACCATACTATATGTATGAGTTGTTATGAGGATGACAGATGGCAAACAAAAATAAGTCGAAAGGCAGTTACCATGAGAGAAAAATTACCCAGTGGCTCAACGACCAAGGCATCAAAGCAAAAAGAGTCCCCCTCTCAGGATCGCTCGGAGGAGAATGGTCAGGAGACATCCACCTCACACTGGACGGACGACATCTGGTAGGTGAAGTTAAGTACAGAGACAAGTCAGGATTTCCAAGTCCATTCACGGTCTTGGATAACAGAGACATTGCGTTCTACAAAAGGCGCAGTGGCAAACCGCAAACGATAGTCATCATACCTGATGAATTGTTTGCACAACTATTAGGAGAGAGTAATGCAAGAGTTCGCAAATCAAAGTCAGATGATCAAGAAGTTTCTTGAAGAAGGTAATACTATTAGTGGTATGGTAGCGCTCGATAAGTTTGGGTGCTGGTCTTTGCCAAGAAGAATCTGTGATATAAAAGAAACTGGTTTCCCAATCGAAAGCCAGTGGGTCAAGACAGATTCAGGTAAACGCATCAAAGAATATTGGATGGGTAAGGATCAACAAGAATTATCTTTTTGAAAAAAACCCCTAGGTGTGATAGCCTAGGGGTCAGTGTCGATATGTAACCAGCCAAAATCTGGAAACAGGAGGAGTATAACTATGCAAAAACCACATGAGTTATAATGGTATTCTACTTGATGAAGTTATGTCTTGGCAAGTACCAAATGCTCAGATCAAAATAATTTTACTGATCTTAGCTGATCATACGGACTCATACGGTGTCTGTTACCCAAGCATCGAACGGATGACTAAGCTGTCCTGCATGAGCAGGTCATCTGTCATTCGATCTATCAACTGGTTGGTAGAAAATCAAATCATAATCAGGCACAGTGGCGGCAAGGGAAGGTCATCACTGTATCAATTCTCAATAGTAAAGGAGACTGAAATGAAGAAGACTAGTGTCACACAGACACACAAAGGTAATAAGGTTATAGATATAGTAGATTATATACATCCTTCGGGTGTCTCAGAGACACTACCCTTTGATGAGTTCTGGGAATTGTACCCAAGAAAAGTTAGCAAAGGCCATGCTCGCCTGGCATTTAAGAAAGCTTGTGAAAAAGAAGAGGCTTCTGTAATACTGGTTGCTCTTCATAAGTTTATTAAAGTTATGGAAGATAAAGAAAAACAATTCATCCCTCACCCTACCACATGGCTGAATGGTGAACGGTGGGATGATGAGATCGAAGACGTTGCTCCGAAAGAAGGTACAAATACAGATCGTCTTAAAAATATTCTTCAATGGAAACCAGAAGCAATCGAGGATAAGAAATGAAATACGAAGAACGTACACGCAAACTTGGATCTTGGTTAGTCAAGATACTTAAAAGATATTCTCCACCTGCAACGATGGATGATGAAACACTGCGTGAAGAAATGGATTTGATTGTCAAAGACATCAATAAAAATATC